CGATCTGCGCGTCTTACTTTACTGACAGTCGCATACTCAAGTTTAACCCCGCTAACTACAGCTAACATGTGCATTTTATTGTTTTGATCTAATTCGACTACACGACCATCAGGCATCTTTAATACGAGAATATTCGACCATCTGCGATACCAAACTTCAAACAAACGGATGCGTCTATGCTCAATATCACGCCACTCCTGTTCTTCGATGCTCCATCCTCGCTCTTGGTCTGCTGCAATTGATAACCCTGTGGAATGACCTCCATCAATTGAGTACGCATCAAAACCATTCCATCCGTCAATTGAAGCCTCCAGCTTATCTGCATATTCAGGAAACATCAGCTTAGCAATATCTTTATCTATCCATTTTGTGCGTATTAAGTATCTTGCATCCGATAACATAGGATCTTTAGCTAACCAGTCCCACCATACCTCATTTCTAGGGATTGATTTAGCGCGGTAAGGGTATTTAAAAGGATCAGACTCTTTTGATACTTCGACCCATCCTACACCTACCGAAATTTGACCTTCATAAGCGGATGAACATGCTCTGTCAGCTTTAGACTTTCTTTCAGCCTGATTCAGTTTATAATTCAGAGCGTCAGCAACATCTTGACCTTGTTTGTCTCCATCCGGGATAACTCGCCAATCTGTGCGCTTTTTAGCTTCTGCACCTAAAATTGATTCAATAGTCATACCAATTAATGGCTCAACGGCTGGCGGCATACCAATAGCTGCCATTTTTTGCAGTATCTCAGAGTCTAATTGATTGCCGTCTTTATAGTCCATTTCTTTATCGGCTCTTGCTCTCCATGTCGGCTGATTCAGTATTTCGTGGAAAAAACCAGTAAATTCAGACAATGTTAGCTCATTGTCATTATCGACATCTCCAGTTTCATCGTTATCAATCCCTTCGTCCACAGCTCTCTCAGCGTTGACAAACATATTTATACTCTCCAGTCTGAACTTTCTCTCGGTCTATATTTTTTTCTTGTATCTATAATTGCGTTGTTAGCTGCTTGCTGCCCAAACTGCCGAAAACTATCCGCACCATTACTAGCTTGGTCGTGCTTAGGCTCGTCTTTCCACACCCCTAGCCGCTTATCCCAGTCTTTGCGGTACATCTCCAATCGTTTTAAACCTATGGCGCAGTTTTCTTCATCGAAATAGCATAAAGGGAAAATGTTTCTGGTTTGTTGTATGCCTACCATTGTCTTCGGTATTCTCGGTACGATTTCAAACTTCCATCCAACAGCCAGTTCTTGCAGCATTTCCCTAGCACACAGGTTTTTAATTCCAAGCTGCCGCATTTGCTCTGCATCATGGGGTAAATGATGCTTTTCGTACAAATAACCTAACTCTTTAAGCCATTTGACAAAATAATCAAAAGCCTCACCGCTTGCTTCAATGTAATTAATGATATTGTGAGTAAAACGTGTGTGCTGTATGCACCATATAGCAGTTTCATCATTTGCCCCAATGTCCCAATAGGTACTGACAGGATAGCTAGGATCGTAAGGCACTTTAGTTATACGTCCGCTTTTTCTTAAATCAGTGAATTGCTGCTTGTAATAGGTGCCGTCAAGTGACCGCTTAAACGCTTCATCAATAGTCGAGGGGTATTCTTGCCACATTAGTTCATCATTGCCAAACTCATCGCGCGTAGCTACATACCATTTACGTCTGGGTTCGTCGATAACAATACCCAGTGATAATTCTAAATTTGTAAAATAATCAAAATCCTTTTTTGTAATGACAATATCATTATTAAAAAGTTGGTACTCATCAGCATCCCACCAAGAATAAAAGTGTATTTTAAAATTTAGAGGCGATAACTGCTTGCCTGATTCCTTTAGTGCCACAGCCCTTTGTACCATTTCATGAAAAGCACCGTCGGCACCTTCGCTTGTTGACTCGACAAAAATTAATCCGCTTGTCGGTACTGCTGGTATTGATCCGGTTATGATCTCTTTCGCTTTATGCGGGTATTCTGCTGCAATTTTTCCGAACTCTGATACATGCAGTATTGACACCGTGCCTGATCGTGCCGATGTACTTACCGTTATCGACGACCCGTTATTAAATATCAGTTCGGTCTCAGTGCATTTTGTCAGCTTTCTGACTTCTTTAATTTGCCCAGGCAGTTTGTCATACGCAAACTTAATTTTTTCTCGGAAAATAGATGTCGCAGCCTCTTTATCTTGGGCAGTGACTTTATGGACTGTGTTTGGTGTGAAAAGTGCTGTGTCAAGGATTAGTATTTGTATTGCTGTAGATAGCCCGCGTTGTCTCGCTTTCGGTATCACATTGCGAGAGTGCATCTCTTCAAAAAGCTGTTTTTGAGCAGAATTAGGCTTAAAAGTAACAATTTTTTTATCTTTATTAGTAATCTTGTATAAATTTGATAGTCGCCAATTCGGATCGCCAAGATTTTTCTCAAACGCTTCTTGCTCAGTCATTGCTGTGCTTTGGTCTTAACGCTGTACCAGCAATTGCATTCATTAATGACTCAACAGGATTTATATTGACTTCAACAACTGATTTATCAACAAAATCAGATTGTGCTTTACCCAAAAGCTCAGATGCTTTCAGCTTATCTTTCATGTCAGTATATTCATTACCTTCATTATCAGTTCCGGTTGCTTCTTCACCGCGCATCACGCTAGTCCAGAACTCCTGTCTTTCTATTGCGTTAGCTATTTTTGACGCTTTCATTTCACTTGTTAGCTGCCGAATATATGCCTGAATTTCAGCGTTTTTATATAGTCTTGAGCTGACAGATTTTGGATGTTTATAGCCTGCTTTTTCAGCAGCGACTATCTGAACATCACCTGAAACAATATATTCAGCAAATAACCGACCTTTTTCACTTAATGCCACCTTATTTTCCCGAATATTTATTTCTAAGATAATTCTCTATCATATACATCCCTCTCCCTCCCATGTGTCCAGCTATACCCGTAAGCGCTGCGGTTTTGTAAAAATCAAATCCGTAAGAATGGCACATGTACGCGGTGATAATCCCGGCAAAGCCTGATATAGTCCATTCTCCGAACAATTCTACGATTGAGAAATGATTGCCATTGCGCTTTAATCGACTAATATACGATGCAGTCCCACCCCATAAGGCCATGACTATAAACCACGCATAGCCAATTCCATGCTCAACCAGCGTTTTTAATGTATTTTCAGGCATTATTTTGTCAATCCTTTGTTCTTCTCAAATGTTCGCATCCCTGCTATACCTAGCAATGCCAGCAGTATCTGTAAAGTTAAATCAGTATTTAGAACCGGGAAAGTGCCTTGATAATCATAAAAAACAACTGCGAAAAATCTGGCAATAGGTTCAATAATCGAAGCATAAATGAGTGATGCGCCACAACCCCAGCCAACGAGCGGTCGCCATCCTGATATAAATATACGACTACTTGACGCTTCGATCTTGTTCGTTTCGATTTGCCCAAGCAAGAGTTTATACTCTGATTCTAATTGCCGAGTTAGCTGATCTATTTTTGCTTTTTCTATCTGCGTTGCATCCGGCCATACTCTTTTTACAACTGTATCAGCTAATCCTGTTACTGCTGAAATGGCATCATCTATTCCAAACATTTTTATCCCTTATTTATACTTGCCCGTACTCATTTGATCTGCTAACTCAATCGCTCTGCTTCCAACTTGCTTAGCCCATTTGCTATCCAGCATCTCAATAGCAGCTAAATAAAAGTTTTTATCATTAATGGCCTTCAGCATATTTTTAAATTTTAACAACTTATTGATGCCTAAATTGAACGACATATTAATCAGCACGTCACGCCTGACTTGATCTAGCTGTGTGTATGAACGAATATTATTGATTACGTCATATTTAGCCCGATCTACATCATGCAGCAACATTTTATTTGACTCACTTTGCGACACGCCTACATCAGTCAAATTACGACCATATCCTATTGTCGTTTTGCCGACTGTATCCTTATAGGGCTTGCTTCTAAATCCTTCGTGACGTTTTAATTGCTCTATTAATCTATTCACTATCTATAATTACCTTTGATGCTGTATTTTTACGCTCATATACTCGTCAATATCGTATTCATGCAAGCATTTGTCACACTGCGCGACATTTGTTGTCTATTATTTCGTGAGAACGCTGAACTTTTAATTCTCCATACTCAACCTTTCTTTAAGCAAGTAGCCTTCGAGCATCCATATTTTATTCTTTGCGTTTTCCCGTGCTATTTTTTTACCCAGTTCTGCATCAAAATTTTCAGGACTTACACATGCGCTTTCACCTGTAACATTAAACCCGTTTTTTAACGTCAAACAACACACTGTTAAACAGGTATTTTCAAACACATGATAATCATCAGCAATAATGACATCGTTAATCAGTTCAGGTGTTAGCCGTGGTGCAGTTAAACCTTTTTCTTGAATTTCTTGTTCTATTTCTTTATCACTCATTTATTTATCCCCTAATCGCTGATAATTTGCTCTGCATACAGAGCGCTTACTTCATAAAAAACTTCTTGCACATAATCTTCATTGCCTTTCTGCAAATCAATTGCCAGTTCTGCTAACGCATACGTCACTAAAATATCGCTTGGGCTATCTAGCACCGCTTTAACCGTGCCTTTGATTTTATCTATATGCAGACGCTGTTGCGCTGTTGTTATTTCAACATCCATCTTAATCCTCGTCATCAAACCACATCAAAAAAATCAGGCAGCAACACGCGTGGGCTAAGTGATGCAATCCGCTTTCTTCATCAATTAATTCTCCACTTTGCCATTCTGTTAAATGTCTCTGTGCTGCCGCAAAATATCTGTTTCTAGCATCATTAACATGCTTCCAGTTATTTCGCTCATACTTTCTTTTGCCAAAAGTTAAGACTTTAACGACTTCGGTCAACACCTTGAACGGCATTAAGGACCAATCAGGCTTTTCTTTGTCGTCTTTACGCCCCGCCTCGCTCATTCCGGAAATTTACCTGTGCGGCAATACACTTCAAAATCTTCCCATCCTGCCGCTTGCACGTCTCTGATTACTGACAAACATTTTTCAATCTCATGATCTAGCTTACATAATATATATTCAATCGCATCGGTATCGAGTTCAATGTCATTAGCGATTAGTGCCGTTATTTCAATTTTAGTCATTCTTTGATAGCTTAGTAAGTTAATCGGTGGGAAAGTTAAATCTGGCCAGTTCATTATTCGCGTTCTTTGCATTGCACGCGGTTAGCAATGCCATCATCCAGCATTTTTTGTTGTTGCATATCTGCTCTGTCTAATTCGTCAGGCATAATGCCGCTCCATAAATTATCACCGCGTTACATGCGATAGCAGTCAATATTAGTTCATTCCTCATTGTTCAATTCTTTCTGTCATTCC